CATGGAATACATAGGCAGAACCGCCTTTTTCAAGATGCTCCGCCATTCGCTGAAAGGAGGACAACAGGAATGTATAAAACTCCTCGTTCTTCATGCTGTCATTTTGTATGGTCAAACCGCTGGCACTCTTAAACGAAACTCCATATGGGGGATCGGTCAGAATGAGATTTGCCTTGGTGTCACCCATGAGAGCAGATACATCTTCCGCAGATGTGGCATCACCGCACATCAGTTTGTGTCTGCCAACTGTCCATATATCGCCACGCTGTACAAAAGCTGCCTTTTCTAAGGCAGCGGACAGGTCGAAGTCATCCTCTTTTGCCTCGCCATCTGCATCTACACCCAATAGGTCTGTCAGTTCCTTTTCATCAAATCCGGTCATGGAAAGGTCGAAGCCGAGATTCTGGAGTTCTTCCATTTCCACGGCAAGGAGTTCATCATCCCAGCCGGCGTCCAATGCCATACGGTTGTCGGCAAGGATATATGCCTTCTTCTGTGCCTCAGTGAAATGGTCAGCATATACGCAAGGGACTTCTGTGATGCCTTCTTCCTTTGCTGCCATGATGCGTCCGTGTCCTGCGAGGACATTGTAATCTTTATCGATGATAACAGGATTGACAAATCCAAACTCACGCAGAGAGGAGCGAAGCTTTAGAATTTGTTCTTTATTGTGCGTTCTGGCGTTATTGGCATAGGGTACTAACTTGTTGATGTCAACAAGCTGAAATTCTGTAGTTGTGGTCATGCTCCATTCCTCCGCTTCAAAACTTTCTGTAAGCCTTTTCTGGCGTCCAGCACTTTTCCGCTGACCGCCTGTCCCTTAATGGTTCTGTATTGCTGTTTGGTCATCTTCTGGCGATTGGCTTTCAGATCTCGCCAGAACTGGGTGTCTGCTTTCATGTATTTCTCACTTTCTGCTGCTTAGAAGCTGTTCCATCAAATCATCCTGTGGTGTACCGTCAAATTTTGTCGTGCAGTTCTGTTTCACAATATCGAAAATCTCATACCAGAGCAAATTTGCCTGTTTCTGAAATGTCTGGCTCATCTGCACAAACGGAGAGGCAATAACGCCGCCCGTGGTCGGGTGTTTTCCCAGCAGTCCATAGGTACTGAGGGCTTCTTCACACTGTACAAATCGGGCGAATGCCTGCGAGTAGCTTTCCAGCAGCCGTTTGTTGACGTGCTTTTCACAGCCACGCTGTTTCAACCAGAGCCATGTTTCTTTGTACACAATGTCTGCTCCCAGCGGTTTTCCGTTCTTCTGCTGGGCAGACAAGTATGCACTGGGGCTTGGCATATCCGCACCGGTCAAATCAGCGGCATCGTCCAGATCAGCTGCATCCAATTCCGGAGCATGAAATTCTATAATATCTGCATCCTTGCCCTCTGCAATTTTGTCGGAGAGAGCCTTTGGCTTATCGCCTGCACGAACTCGTCTGCCGCCTCTTCTTGTACCGTCCTTTGCCATCTGATTTCACCTGCCTTTTGAGAGAAAAATAGCCGAAACTGCGTAGGTTTCGGCTTGTTTGCATATTTCCGGGGTTAATCCCCCGTTTGAACCTTGGTTTTTGTGTGTGAGAGGGAACGCCGGTCTGTAAAAAATTCACAATTAGAGATTTTTATCCCCCCACCGGCAGCATTTCAGACACAATCAATACCGATAGACGGGATTTCGGTCTTCCGTCCATGTCTTGCGGTCGTGGCAGGACTTGCAAAGAGCCTGCCAATTGTTTTCATCCCACATCAGATGCGGATCACCACGGTGAGGAATGATATGGTCGACCACAGTTGCTGCTGTGAACCGTCCCTGTGCCTTGCAACGCACACACAAAGGATGCCGGCGGAGGTACGCCTTGCTGAGCCGCTGCCACTTGCTGCCGTAGCCACGCTTGGTGGCAGACGGTCGGTCTGGGTGCAGGGGCTGATGCTCTGCACAGTACAAGCCGTCTGTCAGGTTCGGACAGCCGGGGTGCTTGCAAGGTTTCAGTGCCTTCCTCGGCATAAGGTTCACCTCCGGATACAACGAAAGCCCATGTGGAACACCACAGGGCTTTCGGTCAGTTTTCTATGATATTATTATATCACACCTTTTTGCAAAAGTCATCCTCGATTTTGGACATTCACTTTCCAAACAGCAACAAGGTCAACTTGGAAACCGCACGGTTTTTACGTTTGTATGCAGAACTCCGCTCAATGTGAAAACGATTACTGATTGCGGAAATAGCATCAAAGACATCATCCTCGTGCCAATAGAACTGTTCCAGCACATACCGTTCATCCTCCGACAGACTGTCCCATGCAGGCTGAAACCATTCCATGTATTCCTTTGCCTGACGATACCGTTCCCGCAGCACGTCAATTTCGTCAATAGCAGTGATAATTCGCATTTCGCCGGACTGCGGGTTCGGACTTCCGCCCGGCATATCTGTAAATGCTGGACTGCCAAGAGTTGTGGTGTTTTCATGCACCTGTGCGATTTCTTCGTCTGTGTGTGCAATGATGTATGCCATGCTGCTGTAATCCTTCAGTGCGTTTACAGCGGCACTCCGTTTGTCTAAGTACTGCCAAATGATATTCATCTGCTGCCTCCAATTTCTGCTTTGACTGCCTGCATCAAAGCGGTCTGGGTTCGTTTCTTTCGAGTCAGGGCTTTCTGGATGCGTTCGTCAATCGTCCCTTTTGTGATGAGATGTTGGATGACAACCGTTCTTGATCGTTGCCCCTGTCGCCACAGTCTGGCGTTAGTCTGCTGGTAGAGTTCCAGACTCCATGTCAGTCCGAACCAAATCAGGTGAGAACCGCCTGCTTGCAAATTCAAGCCATGACCAGCAGATGCCGGGTGAATTAGACCAACTGAAATTTCTCCGGCATTCCAACGCTGAATACTTTCTGGCTTATCCAATACAGTGGATACTATATGCAATTTTCGCAGTCGTTCTTGAATCCGCTCCAAATCATGTTTGAACCAGTATGCCACCAGAATTGGTTTGCCGTTGGCTGCCTCTATCAAGTCCTCCAGTGCATCCAGCTTTCGATCGTGAATGGGAAGCACGACCCCAGTGTCATCATAAATCGCTCCGTTTGCCAATTGGGAAAGTTTATTGGATAGACTTGCAGCATTAGCAGCGGTAATCTCGCCATCCGGTAAGTCTAACACCAATTCCTGTTTCAATTGCTGATATCGTTCTCTTTCTTGCTTAGAAAGACGAACCGGAACTTCTGTCAACAAAAGTTCTGGCATTTGCAAATAATCAATCGCTTTCATGGAAATGGTGATGTCTGAAATTTTATCATAGATTTGTTTCTCTGCCTGCGGCAATGGCTTGTAAGAATAAACCACCATCCCATTTCGTTTATCCGGCTGAAAATAGGTTGTTCGATATTGTCCGATAAATCTTCCAAGTCGCTGTCCCATATCCAGCAAACGAAACTCTGCCCATAAATCCATCAAACCATTACTGGACGGTGTTCCCGTTAAGCCGACAATGCGTTTCACCTTTGGTCGAACTTTCATCAGTGCCTTGAATCGTTTTGTCTGATGGTTCTTAAAACCGGATAACTCATCAATTACCAACATATCGAAATCAAACGGAATACCGCTTTCCTCTACCAGCCAACTGATATTCTCACGATTCAAAATGCAAATATCCGTCTTTGCATGCAGGGCTTGTCTGCGTTCTGCGGATGTCCCAACGGCTACCCGGTATTTCAGATGCTTCAAATGTTCCCACTTTTCAATTTCTGCTGACCAAGTATCCCGTGCCACACGAAGGGGTGCAATCACTAAAACACGGCGGATTTCAAAACGGTCAAACAACAACTCGTTGATTGCTGTCAATGTTGTGACCGTCTTCCCTAACCCCATATCCAGAAGAAGTGCTGCCACAGGATGCTCCGTTAAAAACTGAATTGCATACTGCTGATAGTCGTGCGGAATGAACTTCACAGTGTTTCACCTCCGACTTCATCCAAAATGGGGCAGATTTGTTCCAGACTATCCAGACAATACACGGAAAAGCCAACACGCTCAAGCTGTTGTTTTCTCCGGATTTGTAAGGCTCGCAGCTTCTTACCGGGAGCCTTTACTTCTACAAACGCAATTTTTCCACCTGGCATCAATACGATTCGATCCGGCACGCCATCCGTTCCCGGGCTTGTAAATTTCCAGCAAAGCCCTCCTCTGGACTGCACCTTTTGCACGAATCGGCTTTCAATCATTTTTTCACGCATTTTAGCCCTCTTTTCAAGTTTTTTCTTTTCCGGGGTGCTGGTCGATTAAGGTCAATATATAAAACCCCTTTTAGGCTGAAAATTTGGTAAAATTACATATAGTAAAAGTTTACGAAATGACCTCCTCCGACTTGCACCCCTGCCCATCATTCTAAAAATTCTGACTTGATTTTTAAGCCGTAAACGATGATGCCTTTCTTGGTTCTCTTTCGTTCAAAGCCTGCATTTTCCAGCCCCGTGTAAAAGTCCGTTGTACTCCTTGTGTACTCTCCATTTCTGGCACAGTAAGCACGATATTCCTGATACAGTTCGCCTGACTTTTGCTGATAGGTCTTATCTACCTCGCAGCAGTCTTCCAGAAATGCTGACATCCAGTCATTGCTTTCCCGATATGCGTGAATCGCATTTTTGACGCACTGTGGAACTTCCAGTTTGAATTGTCGGTCAATGACCTGTTTTGCTCCCTCCATCACCCAAGACAGAATCGCACCGCCCGCTTCTTTCACCAGATAATCTGCAAAGTTCTTGATGTCTGACTTGCCCTCCAGCTTTGCCAGAAACGGAATTACAATCAATCTCCGCCATGTTCCGGCATCATTCGCACCGACTCTCGGCAGATGATTCGTGTATAGCACCAGTGTATGAGCAGGTGTATAGCGGAACGGGTCTTTGTATTTCTTCTCCGCTTGGATTTCATCCGTGGAACAAAGCTGCTTGATGACCGCAGTATTCAACCGCATTCCTTCTTCCAGTTCTGCTGCAATGACCAGTCGTTTGCCTTTGAGTTCTGCCATCTCCGGCTTTACATTTCGCTTGCAGCCGACCGTCAATGCATCCGCAGACATTGTCCCACTGTAACTACCCAGCACCCGTGACACTGCATTCCAGAAGGTCGACTTGCCGTTACTGCCTTCGCCATAGGCAATAATCAATGCCTCTTGATACACTTTTCCAATCGCACAAAGCCCGCAGATTTGCTGCACATAATCCGTTAGACTCTGATCGCCGCAGAAAAAGCAATGCAAGGCATCTTTCCAAATTTCTTCCCCCACGTTGTCCGGCGAAACAGCGGTCATTTTTGTGAGGTAATCCTCCGGATTGTGCGGTCTTCCGCCATGCACGCCTTTCTGCAAGTCATAGGTTGCTGTCGGTGTGTTTAGCAAGAACTCCTGACTGTCAAAATCTGCAATGTCTTTCAGCAACATTGGCTTGGCAGCCTGTAAAGCCGAAGAGATGTACTTCATATCTCTGCGTTTCATGACGAAAGTTCGATAAGTCAGAGCAGAGCGATATTCGATGTACGCTTTTCTGCTGACATCATCCACGGCTTTTTCCAGCACCTTTCCGCCCTTGGAGATTGTTTCAGCATCTACTCCGCTGTCCAGCAGCATCTTGTGTGTCATTTCCAGTGTTCGTTCTGCTTCTTCCAGCTGCTTATCCAGAAATGCTTCGCATCTTCCAACAGCAGTCTGTTTTGATTCTACCCAATGTGTCTGAAGATAGCAGAGGTATTCCGTTGCATCGGTGTAGGCAAGTTCTCCTTGTACCTGTCCTGCAAAAACTTTCGCTTGTCCGATGTCTGAATAATCCTCTGGCCGCAGACTATACATCTGCCCATATAACTCCGGAGCAATATATCCGTCCTGTTTTGATACTCGCTTTCCGAAATTTTTTGCACTCTGCCAAATCATGTGCAGTTCTGATTCTGCCAGTGGCGGGTTGCACTTTTCTGCTGCCTTTTGAAACAATTGATACGCTGCCTCTGTATTGCCATAACGCTTGATCAGTTTTCCGGCAATATGACTCATTGTGCTGTTTCTGGAGCCCTCTTGAATCAATTCTGTCTGAGCATCCCATTCTGTAAAAGCATCTTTTTCAAAAAATTCAGTAAGCGTCAGATTGCCTTGATACCATTCCACTTTTGGATTCTCCACGCCAAAAAAGAAATGTGCCTCGTCCAGTGCCTTTTCGTCAAAGTATGGAAAGTATTCTCGCACCTCGTTTTTCAGATGCAATCGTCCTTCGACAGACAACGCCTTATCTGCTTCAAAATAGACATGAAACTTAGGACGTGCGATTCTGTTTCCCTTGTTTTTCATGTGATTTCTGCTATAGGCAACTGCGAATGCTACGTCTGGAAATGTCAATGCCAGTTCCAAAGGTGTAACCCAATCTTCTGGGTTTTCAGAATGGCTATTGTCGCAATCAAACATCAGACAATCGCTCTCTATAAAGCTGGCATTGCTCCTTTTATCATCCGTGAATTTTGCAGAAACATGGTCAAATTGCACCGCAGACTTCAAACTTTCCCCGTCAATTACCTCTACATCATTCGGATATTTGATATTTTTTGCGTTTTCACGACAAGTAGCAGTATAAAGCGTAAATTTCATTTCTTTGCCTCCAGTTCTGCAATCAGCGTATTTGTCTGACTCATAATTCCGCACACTTGCTTTTGTATATCACGCAAAGAGTCCATAGTAATTACATCCCCAGACTGTTCGCCCTCTTGCCCCGTTAATAAATAATCTGTCGACACGCACAAGTAATCCGCCATTTTTAACAAAAGCCTCGGCGAAGGAGCCGTTTCACCTTTTAGGTACAGAGAGACTGTTTGCGGTCGAACTCCAACGTGTTCAGCCAGTTCTTTTTGTGTAATTCTTCTGCGGTACGTTGGATGACACTCCATCAATTTTTGCAGTATTTGTGGGAATTGATACATTACTCTATTTCCTCCAGTTCTTCTGTAAAATACCGAATGGTCATATGCCGCCGCTTCGCCCATTTGATTTCCTGCTGCATCCCCTCCGACCGCACAGAGCCAAACACCCACAGCTGGGCACACTTTGACAGCAGTACCAAATTCATGAACATCGCTGTCTGACGATCTTCACCCAGACTGTCATCCATGAATTGCGGAAACAGCAAGTGAGGAGCGATAGGGACATAGTGGGTATCTACCGCAAAGCGGCTGTATCGTCTGGCGTTTTCGATATTGTCATTGATGCAGCCGTGGGAATAGGGAGAACAAATGTATACCAGCGGTCGATAAGC